AACTGATTCATTGCTGTTACGATTCTTACTTTTAAATCATTATTGTTAAGATTTCTTGTAGGATTCTTAACTACTTTAAACTGAGCTTGTAACTTAGTATCAGCAGTACTGCCAAACAACACTTTGTACTTCACAGGATGGTAAACAACTTCATCACTGATCGACTTAATGGCGTTTAGTCCTGTACCAAACGTTACCCTAAGTTCGTCATTTGTCGGTGCAGTCGGCTCTGTTGTACGAGCACCTGCTAGATAATTTCTAAATTCTGTATCATAAGATCTAGTTAGAAGGTAAAGGTCAATAATGTTTGTTACACTAGGATCAATTCTTCTATCTTCACTAGCTGAATGTGTGTATTGAAACTTAATATTATCTCTACCAATATTTGCTCTATATGTAGGTTCTAATACAAGTGTATTAGTTGTGGTATCAACACGCTTGACTCTATTTTCTGCACTATCATAAAAATATATTAACTGTCCGTTTGTATAATTGTTAATATTAACCAATGACTCTTTTTCAATTACTAAGATAGGAGTTACTGCTGGGTCAACTAAGTTGAATACTGTCGTACCATAATTATCTTTCTCTGATTTAAAGAAAAGAAATTTTAAATCAAGATCTTCACCAACAACGCTAACAAACGATTCTGGATTATCAATAACACCATCTGCGTCTGAATCTCTAAAACCTAATCTAATTTCTTTTGTACTTTCATAACCGTCGTCAAACTTAATTACATCTGCAACTTCAAATGGATAATCTTGTACTAAAGATCCTGTGCCAACATTTTTAGAATTAATACCTAAAACATTTACAACATCTTTTTCAACCTTACCTGTTAAACTGTTATATGCTTTTTCGGTTTTATCAAAGTAAAATCTATTCTGCTTTTTACTACCAAATACATAGTTAAGTGTACGTGTTCGTACAATATATTGATCGTTGTCTTTTACAAATGCCATAATCCAAGAACTATCTAAGTTATTGTTTGTTATGTCGCCTGATTTACCTAAAGCAAATGGTGAAGTTAAGTCTAAGTTTTGATTTTGAATAATTTTCCAACTAGAATCTGTATCATCGTATCTCAACCCAAAGTTTAAATTTGCAAAGGCTTGATTAACCATTGACGATTCAAGTGCATCTGAAAGATCTGTTACAAACTTAGGAACAATTCTTGAAGCAACTGCACCTGAAGGTACATTATCATTAAACACAATAGGTCCAATGCCTTTTGCATTGGCTCCTGTGCCTGCGTTTGTTCCGTCACCTGCAACACTAATAACTTTTGTCCAGATAAAATCCGTTGCACCAATATGATCAGCAGCGCCATTCATAAGTGTTCCGTCAGGCATGAAGTGCTGGCCTGCTGGTGCAACAAATTTAACATTTGCTCCTGCTGTAATGTACTTTAAGTTATTAGTAGAATACGTGCCTACTTTAAGTAGCGATAAATCAACTTTGTTTGTAAAGTAACCAGTACCTTGATTAATACCGTTTGTAGACGCATTCCATACAATATTATCGCTTGTAAATAAAATGCTGTCGTATTTTGTAAAGTAAAAATTGTATACATCTGTTTCTGTAAAGACACCTTCTACTTTTTGTTTAATAAAGTTAATAATGTCTGATCTGTTTGTAAATTTAAAAGTAAGTGACTTTTCATCTTCTTCTTTATACATATAACCGTCTGTACCAAATACATTAACAGAACTATATTTTCCACTTGCATCAATAAGATCAAAGTTACGTGATAAACCACTTGATGTTCTATTTGATGCTTTTACTTTTAAAATGTTTTGTGATGTTGATAGAGGTGCAAGATTATAATCTTCACCAGTAATCATTCTATTTTGTGTGTAATAATTTGCAGGTGCATTCTTTTTAATAGATGCAACTGACTCTGTAGGAGTTGCTGTTGCAACAGTTGACTGTAATGCCATTCCAATTGTTAATGTATGTGCAATACCTGCTTGGTTAATATACTCAACTGAGATATTAACATTTTTCATTTCACTAGGTGAAATTGTATAACTTAATCCATTACTAATTCTATAATAAGTTCTAAAAGAACCTTTAGGTAAGTTACCATACACACCGTCAGCAAAAGTTAAATCAATCATATCGGTTTGTTTAGTTTCTACACCGTAAATATTTCTGATATCTCCAGTCAAGCTATTGTAAGCAATATTGTTTCCTGTAAGGCTTGATACTTTTGTCCACTCTTGAGCTTGGCTTCCGTTTGCAAGTAATTCAAACAACCAAACATCATCGTTGTTAATTCCTTTTGCATCAACTGCAACTTTTTCATTTGTTGATGGCGCATCAATTGTAAAGTCTGCTAACTCCAAAGAACCCTGTTTGAAGTGCATAAAGAATCCTGTGTTAGGACTTGCTGGACCTTTGTTGTCCTGTCTATAAAGAAATCCTAACTGATTACCTGGAGTAGGTGATTCTTCGTAAATTTCTTCTGCACCTTTGAATGTTGTACTTAAAATTTCAAAAACCATTTGTCTACCTGCAACAGTCTTTGAAAAAGTATACATTGGTACATCAGTACTAGCAGTTCTAAATCTGTATTGTTCTGTTGGAATGCTTTGAATAACATCTGTTCCTTGGCTTCTACCAAACTTTGTGTTATCAGACATAGCAGCATCAAGAAGCAAAACAAACTGTTCTGCCCAGTTTGTATTAGTTGGGTCGTTCCATTTAACTGTTTGACTTGCTAGATTACGTCCATTACTATCAACCAACTGTTCTGTAGTTGAAACTGATGTAAATTTAAGTAAGCCTTTTGCTGGCAAGTTACGCTTTGCATTGTAACTAAGCATTTTAGCAATACGTAGTACACTTTCTTTACGCTCAGCAAGTTCAATAAAGTTTTCTCTACTTGCTAAATCAATACGGAAGGATAAACTTTGTCCTAGAAACGCAATAGCATCAATCAGTGCAAGGTACTCTGAGCTTTCAATGTAATCGTTAAAATCTTCTGGATAGTTCTCTCTTAGATAGGTGATGATCACACGTCTTAGATTCTCAAAATCATAAGATTTGAAATCAGCATTAGCGAAAGTCTGGTATATACGTGTCCAGTCTTCGTTAAGTAATAAATTATTTTGTCTTGACGTTGTGCTCATTATTGGTTCCTATACTGTATTTACCCATGTGTATAATATGATCAGTTTATAACGGAGTTATCTCTGTCGAAATTAAACTTCATTCTCTCGCTAACATTGAACGGTATATATGTTACATCGGCTTCGATTCTAATTCCTTGTTCGGTACTGTCTACTCCTACAGCATTTACCTGTATTCTTGGGTCATAATTGATAATATCTTGTACATCTTTAGCAATCATTTCTTTAACTTGTGGTGTAAATTGCTCAAAGATCATATCCCAAATAATAGTTCCGAAGTTTGGATTTTCTAATTTTTCACCTTTTCTAATATAAAAGTGATTGATAATATCTTGTTTTACTAAATCTATATCGTACAGCTTAAAGTTATCAACTGAATTCGCTGAACTAAATCCTTTATACGCATAACTTGTTGCGCCTACTTGCCCTGCTGATGCTTGGTTTACTGATACAGTTTTTTGATTGTATAACTTAGCCATTTTGCTTCTCCTCTCTATCTGTTGCTAGTGCTGTAACAAACTGAGGTGCTTGGTTTTCATGCAATAACCACGGTTCGTGCATTGGAATACGCCTCATGATAGATGATATTGTTCCATCTTGCCATTTTGTAGTTGCCCAGTCTTTCAATGGGTTTACTAATGGGTTATCGTATTTAATTAAATCTGTAATTGTTAATGCTGTATCAGCCTGTGCTGCTCCTGTTGCTGCTGGACCATTAAAGTGTATGTTAGGACTTGCTGACATAATAATATCTCCGCCTGATGCAACTTCTGTATTAGCGCCTGATGTTAAGTAATTGTAACCGCCTGTGTTGATATCCCAGTTCGCTTGTGTATCTGATCTATCACCAATTGTTTGAATATCAGTAGTTCCGCCAATAAAGTGTCTGTGGTTGCCAGCAACAGAAATATCTAAGTCTCCAGCAAGAGGAACATCAGCTGCGCTAGTGTACATTCTTGTTTCAATTTTTCCATTGGCACCAATTAATATGTTAGTGTTAAATGCACTTTCTATTTGTACTCTACCATTCTCTTGTTTAAGAGCATCTTCAATTTTTGCATCTTGATGTAAACTATCAGGTGCTTGGTATTCAGCAGTTGCTTTTATGTTTATGTTACGTCCTGCTTCCATGTTAATATCTCTATCTGCTTTAATATTAACATCGCTCATTGAGTGAACACTTACACTATCATTTGCGAATACATCTACTTTACCATTAGATGTTAATTCAACCCACGCTGTTCCTTTTGAGTTACCAATATAAATCAAATCTTCTGAATTATGTAAAAGAAGTTGATGTCCTGTTCTTGTTCTAAGTCTTGTGTACTCATTATATGGCAAGTCAAGCAATCCTATGTTAGGATTTGCATCTGTTGCAGCAACATATTCCACTGGTCCGTCTTGTGGAGCAGATTTTCTAATGTAACGATCATCACCATCGTCCATAACAAACTGTGTTCCGCCTAATCGTGTAACAGGAATTTCAACACTTAAATTTTCTTTTGTGCCACGTCTCATACGTTTACCGTTTGGACCGTAGTCTAAAGGTCCAGGCGTACTAATACCAAATACTGCATTAGGATTATTACGTCTACTAGATGTAGTAGTAACCCCTCTTACATCATCTTCTAATAATCCTTGAAAGAAAAATCTATCTGTTATAGGATGTATAGGCTTTGGAATTTTCTCAGCATCAATTTCGTTCTCGCCATCTGGAGAACCATTTATTCGTTTGTTAATCTCACCAACTGGCAAAGGCATTTTTGTATTGAACTTTTTCTTTTCTTCGGCTGACAAAGCTGCCAATGATGATCTTTCGTCTTCAGTTGGACTAGTGTCTGCTGCACCAATAGCAGGTACCATGTGATTTGCAAACCTCGGTGGAACACATGCAAACCAATAACCTGATGCAGGATTACCTTCAATAAACATTACCATAACTGTTACACCAACATCTGGTGGAACTGCCCACATACCATAACTTTGTTGTGTATCTTTAAAGTCATCTTTGTTCATTCCTAATGCTTCGTATGGTGTGTGTCCGAAGAATGGAGATGCATAATTTACAAGATATGTTTGTCCATCAGTGTTACCTGCGTTACCTTGATCTCGCAGTAACGAAACTTTTAGTCTACCATTGAACGTAGGATCAAGTACATCAATTACCGTAGCAAGATAAGCACCTGAGCCTAATGCTCCTGCCTGAGTATTATATCTGGTTCTCTTTTCAACTGGCATTAAGTTTTAACTCCGTCAAGTATTTTAGGATCGTAAATTCTAATAGTGTTACCTTCACTGTCTTTACTTTCTGTAAATGGTTTAGTTCTATCAATATTAAAGTTAACTAACGTTCCGTTAGATTGTCTTCTCTTTTCAATCAACTTAGGTTTCTTAGGTGTAGATTTAAACTCGCCATCACCTTTAGGTAATTTTGCAGCAAATTTTTCTATACTATCTAAGTTTAAGCCAAATTTAGCAAGAACATTATTAGCAAACTGCTCTCCTGCTTTTTCTACTTCTTCAATTGTTATTGTCCTATCAATTTTTGGTGGTGGCGGAACTTGTCCAACTTCTGTTTTTGCGGGTTGTACTGGTCCAACTTGTGATTGCAATGCCTGTTTACTACCTGGTGGTTTTTTGCCTCCGTAATCAATTGGCTGTCCTGGCATTCTAACACATTTAAGTTTTTGTGTAAACTGCCCACCTTTAAATTCACCATCACATCTCAATACTTTGTAAACTCCGCTAAAAGGACTTGGATTTTCATTTGCAAATTCGTAAAGTCCGGTGTCAGTATTTGTATCAATCGGAGTTCTAAAACTAATAAAGATATAAATTTCGCCTCCTGAGTAATTAGCTTCTCCGCCTTCTGTTGTCTGCGAACGCGGCGCTGCTGCATCAATATGATTTGACTGGCCGCTTTCAACCATCCAGTAAGGATCGCCGAGTATATCTAAATCAACTGTGATCAAGTCACCTGAGCCGTTGTCAACAAATGCTTTCTGGAAATTTT